GATAAAAGCCAATCCCAATATTGGTAAGACCGTTACTTATGAGACTTATCAGTTGGATGTCGAAAGAGCAGAAAAAGCTCCGGCAGCTAGAAACGATATTTTAGCAAAGCGTTTCGGAATTCCTATGGAAGGTTATACTTATTACTTCACTTACGAAGAAACTCTTCCACATAGAAAACGAGACTTCTGGCAGATGCCTTGTGCATTAGGCGGCGACCTTTCTCAGGGAGACGATTTTTGTGCGTTTACATTTTTGTTTCCGTTATCTAATGGTTGTTTTGGTGTAAAAACCAGAAACTACATATCTTCATTAACGTTAATGAAATTACCAGCAGCCATGCGAATTAAGTATGACCAATTTATGAACGAAGGAAGTTTGATCGTTCTTGAGGGAACTGTGCTCGACATGATGCAGGTTTATGAGGATTTAGACAGTCATATAACTGAATGCGGTTATGATGTTCGATGTTTCGGCTTTGATCCATACAACGCAAAAGAGTTTGTTGAACGTTGGGAATCCGAAAATGGTCCATTCGGTATTGAAAAAGTTATACAGGGTGCAAAAACAGAGTCCGTTCCTTTGGGTGAGTTGAAGAAACTCTCCGAGGAGCGGATGCTTTTATTTGACGAGGAATTGATGACTTTTGCCATGGGTAACTGCATTACTTTGGAAGATACGAACGGAAACCGTAAATTATTAAAGAAACGATATGAGCAAAAGATTGACGCTGTCGCAGCTATGATGGATGCCTATATCGCTTATAAAGCGAATAAAGATGCTTTTGAATGAGGAGACCTCTAATAAATGAGTAATCCTACTTCCAGGATAAAATAATTTTAAAAGGAGATGCAACATGAACAATTTAACAGCTGAAGAACTTTCAGTTCTGAACAACTTATCTCGAGTTCTTAATCCATCTGTATCCCTCGGAGCCAAACTTCAGGAAATGATCGGGGTGCTTGGAGAAGAGGGCACTCCTGTAAATGCCGTTGCGGCCACAGGAACGCTGGATATAACTGGCGTTGTTATAGATGGTGAAACCGTGACGATCAACAATCCGGCCGTTTCCGGAACCGATGTCTATGAGTTTCTGGCCGATACGGCCCAGACAAAGACTGCCGCATCAAACATCGCTGTTAATATTACGGAAAATACAGTCAAGGCGTTCGGAACATTAACCATGGACACCCAGCCAACATCTGGTGATACGGTTACTATCGGAGCAAAGACATACATATTTGTTCCTGTCGGAACGGCCAATGGCGTCGGTGAAGTATCCATCGGAGCAACTCTTGCAGGAGCTCAGGCGGCACTTGTTGCGGCTATTAATGGCACAGATGGCGTCAATACTGCGCATACACTTGTGCGTGCGGGAGCATTCAGCGCAAACGCATCGACAATCACCGCCATTATTGGCGGCACCGCTGGCAACGTTATTGCCACGACTGAGACTTTTACTGCGGGAACAAACATATTTACTGCGGCTACTCTGGGTTCAGGGGCCGATTGCACCGCGACAAACGCTATAACTGCTCTTGTGGCGGCAATTACTGCCTCGGATACGCAGGGCGTTGGCGCAGTAGATGGTGCCGGTGACACCGTTGTTATAACTGCCGATATTGCAGGTGCTGCCGGAAACAATATCGTCCTTGTAGAAACAATGGCGAATGCGACCTTGGACGCTGCCAAACTGAGTGGTGCCGTGGACGGCACAATTGCCAGCGGTACAAAGTTCCTGATAGATGCCACATATTTGTATGTCTGCTTGGATGGCAACACTGTCGCCGAGAAAAACTGGCGTCGTATTTCCATTGGTGCGGCTTACTGATTTATAAAAGATGTTACAAAGTCGAGCTTATAAGGAGGTGATGACCAAAATGGAGGTGACATTTGGTTCCAGACTGAAACATGCTTGGAATGCGTTTATCAATAAAGACCCTACGGGATATTTCAAGGATGTCGGAATTGGCTACTCTTATCGACCCGATAGACCTAGACTTACACGTGGAAATGAGCGTTCAATTGTAACCTCGGTATATAACCGGCTTGCGTTGGACGCTTCTTCAATTAGTACCCAGCATGTAAGGTTGGATGAGAACGACCGTTTCCTATCTGTCATCGATTCAGGATTGAACGGATGCCTCACCGTAGAAGCCAACATTGACCAAACAGGCCGCGCCTTTATGCAGGATGTGGCCATGTCAATGCTGGACGAAGGAAGTGTGGCTATTGTTCCAGTTGATACGACCTTTAATCCCGATGCTACTGGTTCTTATGACATTAATTCAATGCGAGTCGGTAAAATTTTGGACTGGTACCCAAAGCATATCAAGGTTCGTGTTTACAACGAAAATACTGGCCTGAAAGAAGACATTTTGGTGTCGAAGAGTACAGTTGGCATCATTGAAAATCCTTTTTATGCAGTTATGAACGAACCAAATTCAACCATGCAGCGCCTCATTCGAAAACTGAATCTTTTGGATAGTGTAGACGAACAGAGCAGCTCTGGTAAGTTGGATTTAATTATTCAGTTGCCATATGTAATCAAGACAGAAGCAAGACGCCAACAGGCCGAAAAACGGCGTAAAGATATTGAGGATCAATTGGCTGGTTCTAAGTATGGTATTGCTTATACCGATGGTACTGAGCATATTACACAGCTGAATCGTGCCGTCGAGAACAATCTAATGAAGCAGATTGAATACCTAACGAGTATGCTATACAGCCAGTTGGGGATCACTCAGAGCATCTTAGATGGTACTGCGGACGACAAGACAATGTTGAATTACTACAACCGGACGATTGAGCCTATTCTTTCGGCTATTGTTGATGAGATGAAACGAAAGTTTCTCACAAAAACTGCTCGGTCACAATTGCAGTCGATTTCATTCTTCAGAGACCCATTCAAACTTGTTCCGGTTAATGAGATTTCTGAGATCGCTGATAAGTTTACTCGAAACGAGATCGCATCTTCGAATGAAATACGGCAAGTTATCGGTTGGAAACCATCGAAAGATCCGAAAGCGGACGAGCTTAGGAATAAGAATCTGAGTGAGCCGTCAAAAGATAAAACCGATTCAATGAATGATGTGACTGAAGAAAAGATCGGGACGGCAAATAACAAATCGAAGGAGGAAAATTCAAAATGAAGAAATTTGATTTCAGTGGCTGGGCTACCCGAAATAATCTCAAGTGCTCTGATGGTAGAACCATCATGAAAGATGCATTTAAAGATAACAATGGGCAGACGGTTCCCCTCGTATGGAACCACCAGCATAACGACCCTCTGAACGTTCTTGGGCACGCACTGCTTGAGAATCGCGATGAGGGTGTCTACGCATACTGCAAATTCAACGAAACGGAATCCGGCAAGAACGCTAAGCTTCTGGTCGAGCACGGTGACGTGTCTGCTCTGTCTATCTACGCAAACCAACTTAAGCAGCAGGGTTCCAGCGTGCTTCATGGCGCAATTCGTGAAATCAGCCTCGTTCTGGCAGGCGCGAACCCCGGTGCGTTTATCGATGCTGTAATTCGACATGGAGAGGAATCCGATGAGGAAGCCATCATCTATACGGGTGAGAATATTGCGCTGTATCATGCCGATGATCAGAAGAAGGACAAACCCGAGGACAAGAAAGAAGAGTCTAAGAGCGAGAAAAAAGAAGACGAGGAAACTATTGCTGACGTATTCAACACTCTTAACGAAAAACAGAAAACCGTAGTCTATGCAATGATCGGGCAGGTTCTCGACGAAGAGTCCGAAGAGTCCGAAGAGTCCGAAGATAACAACAACGAAGATTCTAAAGGAGGAAATGAAACTATGAAACACAACGTATTTGATAAGGAAGATACTATTCAGAAGGATGTTCTGAGCCATTCGGATATGGAAGCCATCTTTGCCGATGTTAAGCGTTATGGTAGCCTAAGGGATACTGTTTTGGCTCATGGTATCGAGAACATTGATTATCTGTTCCCCGATGCTAAGAATGTTACCGACACCCCGCAATTTATCCAGAGAGAGATGGGTTGGGTTCAGAAAGTTATGAATTCTGTTCACCACACCCCGTTCTCCCGCATCAAATCCATCCTGGCTGACATCACCGAGGATGATGCCCGCGCTAAAGGTTACATCAAGGGTAATCTTAAGAAGGAAGAAGTATTCTCTTTACTTAAACGTACAACCACTCCGACCACCATCTACAAGAAGCAGAAACTGGATCGTGATGATGTTGTTGACATCACTGATTTTGACGTCGTGGCTTGGCTCAAGTCCGAGATGCGCGTGATGCTAGACGAGGAAATTGCACGTGCTGCTCTGGTTGGCGACGGTCGTCTGAGTTCTTCTGATGACAAAATCAATGAGCAGAATATTCGTCCTATCTGGACCGACGCTGATCTATACACCATTAAGGCTCCTGTAATTGTTGCAGCTAATGCTACAGCTGACCAAAAGGCTAAGGCATTTATTCGTGCAGCTATCAAATCCCGCAAGAATTATAAAGGTTCTGGTGAGCCCACTCTGTATACTACTGAGGATGTTTTGACCGATTGCCTGCTGATGGAAGACACAACTGGACGTATCATCTACGATTCCGTTACAAAGCTGGCTACTGCTCTTCGCGTTAAGGAAATTGTGACCGTTCCTGTTATGGAAGACCTTAGCAGAACTGTTGAAGGCACGACTTATAATCTCATGGGTATTATCGTCAACCTGACCGACTACAACATCGGCGCTGATAAGGGCGGCGCGGTTAACATGTTTGATGACTTCGACATCGACTACAATGCTCAGAAGTATCTGATTGAGACTCGCTGCTCGGGTGCTCTGATTAAACCTTACTCTGCAATCGCTATTGAATCTACCACCGAAGAAGCGCAGGGTTAATTAACTTAGCAAAGGAGAAAATTCAAAATGGCTAAATTTTACGGAGTAATTGGCTACGCTGAAACGGTGGAAACGACGCCTGGTGTGTGGAAGGAGCAGATTACCGAGAGAATGTACTACGGTGAGCTTGTTCGAAATACTCGCAGACTTCAAACCACCGATCAACTCAACGACAACATCAATGTCGCAAATGAGATCAGTATTGTATCCGATCCGTTTGCCAATGAGAATTTTCATTCGATGCGATACGTTGAGTTTATGGGTGCTAAATGGAAGATTACAAATGTTGAAGTTCAGTACCCAAGATTAATACTGACTATAGGGGGTGTATACCATGCCCAGTAGGCTTGAACTACAGACTTTATTCGAGAATCTTCTCGGAAGTCGAAACGTGTATTTTCAACCCCCGGAGTCAGTAAAGATGAAATACCCCGCCATTGTTTACGGTCTCGAAGATATCGAGAATACGTTTGCAGATGACGGGGTTTATTTATCTCAGAGGAAATATTCTGTAACGGTTATTGATGAGGACCCTGATAGTCCGATTGTTTGCAAGGTAGCGGTTTTACCCACTTGTCAATTTAATCGACACTTCGAATCAGACAACCTCAATCATGACGTTTTCATTCTAAACTTTTAAAAGGAGGACAAAAACATGTCTAAACTTGTTTGGGACCAGACCGGTGAACGTTTTTATGAAACCGGTGTAAAACAGGG